GCTGTCGGCGATGGGGCTGGCCCCGAACGCGATCAACAACAGCCCGCTGGCTGATGGGCTGGCCAATTCCACGTTCAACACCGGAGACATGGATGCCAACAGCGGCATTCAAAGCATGCTGGACGAATCGGCCTTCAACACCGGGCGCCTGGCTGATGGCGGCCTGATTGGCGACGCGCTCAACAGTTACGATAACTGGTCGCAGAACCACCCAGCCGCCAAGCTGGCCCTTGACGTGCTGCCGGTGACGAATGTCGTCACCTCGGCCATGGACGTGGCCAACGATCTGCACAAGGGCGAGTATTGGACCGCTGCCGGTGATGCGCTGGGCCTGATCCCCGGCTTCAAGCTGGCCAAGACGGCGGTCATGCCAAGCAAGATCGCACAAGTGGCCGCACTGGCGTCACAGTACCGCCGCCCGATTGACGCGGCGGTCAATGCGGTGCCTGAGTACATCAGCAAACTGCAGCCGCAGCAACATCAATTAGCACTACCGTCATCGCCAACAGACGCATCACCCTACGCCTCCTATGCCGACGGCGGCCTGATCGCCGGGCCGGGCAGCGGCACCTCTGACTCAATTGCGGCGGTCGCCAATGGCCAGCCGCTGGCCGTGTCCAACGGCGAGTACCACATTCCCGCCGCTGTCGTGTCGGCGCTGGGGCGCGACTTCTTCGACAAGCTGGTCGAGCAGTTCCACCAGCCGACTGACGGCACGCACGCGCCAATGCCGGCCAGTGCCGACCCGCTCGCCATGGAGCAGGGTGACTTCATTGTGCCAGCCGATGTCGTGCAGGCACTGGGCGCCGACTTCTTCGACCATCTGGTGAAACTGTACGGCGGTGCGCAATGAGTGGCGTATTCGAGTCGTCCGATATAGGCGAACTGTACGCCACCGTCGAATTCGGCCTGGACATGGACCAATTCATCAAGTCGCCCATCGGCCAGTACCTGCTGCGCAAGGCGGGCGAAGAACGCATCGACGCGCTGGCCGACCTGGTCGAAGTGTCACCCGCCGACAGCGAGCGAATCCGCGCGCTGCAATCGATCATCAAACGGGCCGACAGCCTGCTGTTCTGGATCAACGACGCGATCCAGGCGGGCAAGAACGCCGAAATGCAACTGGACCCAAGGGAGACCGTGAATGATTGACTTCGACGTGCTGATGGAGCTGCTGGAGGATGCCGAAGCGCTGCTACTGGAACCGCGCGCGACCTACGACCGCGCCTTGATCGGCATCAGCGAGGGTGTTCGTGGGGCTGGCGTGGCGGTGTACGACTCGGCCAAGTGCATCGCGGCGCTGGTTGAGGACAACGAGTGGGACTATGACGAGGCGGTGGAGTGGTTCGAGTTCAACACCTCGGGCGCCTATGTGGGCGAGAAGACGCCGCTGTTCGTCAACGTGGTGATGGCATGAGCAAGCCGGACTTGCTGGCACTGCTGCCTTACAAGGCCTTCTTCCAGCCGGACTTCATCTGGTGGCTCGATCACAACCGCGATGTGTACGACACCTTTGAACAGCAGACCCTGGCACTGATCGCCAAAGGCCACTCGCGTTCGTCGGCAATGACCATCGTGGGAGACATTCGCTATCACATGGCGATGCGGTCGGTGGACGATGGCGACTTCAAGATTTCCAATGCGCGTGCGGCCGATCTGGCGCGGGTGTTCGTCATTCGCCATCCGGTCCATGCGCTGTTTTGGGAGTACCGCCGCCCGGACTGGCGTGACTTCCTCCAGTCGCTCGGCGTGTTGCCGACGCCGCCGCAGACCGACCTGTTCGCATCAGCGCCATGCTGACCGACGACCTGCCGCTGGACCTGCAAGAGCTGGCGCGTGACGCCCGCGTCGGCGAACCAGAGCAAAGGGCCAGCTGGCGACAACTGAAAAACTGCCTGCATTGCCAGAGCCGCACCTGGCCGATAGGCCGCAACGCCGCCGGCCAGCGCCGCGAACAGTGCCTGCACTGCGGCCAGCGCTATGTCGTGCTGGGCACACCGCGCCCCGACACGGAAGACGAAGACTAATTCGTTCCTGCCCGCTGCCGCTGGTCCCGTGCCAGTCGCGCAAGACAGGGATTTCTCTGCCCGCACGCCGACCTGGCCATGCGGGCTTTTTCATATCAGGAGCATCACACCATGGCAGACAGCGCTATCCAATCGGACGTGCCAGCACCCGCAGCAGCAGCAACCGCAGCAACCGACACCACCGAAGTACAGAAATCGTCCCGCGAGCTGGCCATGGAGGCGCTGGAAAACCGCCACCAGCAACAGATGGCCGAAGCGAACGGCTACGAACTGCCGGTCGAGGAAGAACCGGCGCCAGTGATCGCTGCCGCACCGGCTGACCAGCTGGCCGCGCAGCTGGCCGACCCGCCCGCCGCAGCCGCCGCCGAAGTGCCCAACACCGTGCGCGTCAAGGTCGATGGCGTCGAGACCGACGTGCCGCTCGATGAAGTGGTGCGCCAGTACCAGAAGAACAGCAGCGCCGACAAGCGCCTGACCGAAGCCACGCGCCTGTTGCGCGAAGCCCAGGAAGCGCAGGCCCAGCGCCTGCTGATCGAGCAGCAGGAAGCCCAGCTGCGCGCCCAGCAAGCCAACACCGCCACACCCGACAACGCCACGACCGACAACCAGCCGGTTGACGAGTCCGGCAAAGAATTTCTCAAGGCCCTGTTTGAGGGCGACGAGGAAAACGCGCTCACCGCGCTGCAAAAGGTCATTGGAGGACGGCAGCAGACCGCTACGGCGGCTACGCCCACCCTCGACATCGACCAGATTGCCAACGCGGTGACGCAGCAAGTGCAGCAGAAGTTCGCAGTTGAGAGTGCATTAGCGCAGAACCAGCGCGACTATCCCGAGCTGTACAGCGACCCCGATATGGAGGCCCTGGCCCTGACCAAAATCCAACGCCTGCGCGAGCAGAGCGGCAGCGACTTTTTCACTGCACTGGATGCCGTCAGCAAGGACATGGCAACCAAATTCGGCTGGGCCGCGAGTGCCGCACCGGGACGTCAGGCCGATCCTGCCACAACCACGTCCTCCGCCCGAACGGCAAAGCTGGAGCAAAAACGCTCGATCGACAACGTCGCTTCGATCAACACCAAAACCACCACCACCGAACAGCAGCCCGAAAACCCCAGCGATGTTATCGCTGCGATGAAGGCCGCGCGTGCCGGGGGATAGGTGGATTCCATCTTTCTCTTTTAGGAGTACATATCATGGCAGGTCAAGTCTGGCTCACCAACAGCCTGGGTAAATAACACTGCCCCGTCACCGAGTAATCGGCGACTGATAATTGCGTGAATTGCAGGGAACTCTGACCGCGTTAGGGCGCAGACAATCTGCAGCCAAGCCGGCACAAGCCGGAAGGTTCAACGACTATCCCGTAGGTGGGAGTAGGGGCAAGCGCCCCAAAGTGCGCAACGTCCCAAGGGACGATGAAATAGTCTGATCTTGTCAGAAATGGCAAGCAGCCGGAGTGGGAACCGGCGAGCAGCGAGTAGCGACCTCTGCTGAACAAAATGGGTTATATGTGGTCACCCAACCTCTCGAAAGTTTTGCGTATGGCCGTCCAGCCACTCACAAAATTCCGCCAATTTGCTGATATCAAGGACGCAGCTGTCCAGGGTAAAGGCATGGGCGACGCATTCCATTAACGACCTGGTGGAATTAAAACCGACTCTGATTGACTTCAACCCCCGGCAGCGGGAAAGAAGGGGCAAGCAAGCCGCAAGGCTGTGCAGCCTGAGAGACTAAGCGAGTTGGCCCCGGCAACGGGGATGCGATAGTCCGACCACGGCATATAACATCATGAACGCCGTGAGGTGGCAGAAATGACCACCCGCCTGTCAATGCAGCGACAGGTTATCAAGTAACAGTGTGTGGAACGTTTACAGCGATGTAGCGACCCAAGGCACGACGCTCACGGAAGGCACCGCGATGCCAACCACGAACTTCGTGATTACCCAGGGCACCATGACCATCACCGAGGCGGGCAATTCTGTGCCTTACTCCTCGAAATTGGACGACCTCTCGGAACAGCCGGTCAAGGAGATCATCAGCAAGGTCCTGAAGAACGACGCCAAAAAAGCGTTCGACATCATGGCCGAGGCGCAGTTCAAGCTCACGCCGCTGCGTGTCGTGCCAACCGGCGGCACCTCCACCAGCGCCGTGACGCTGACCACCAACGGCACTGCGACGGCGACGAACAATGTGGCAATGGGCAAAAACCATGTGAAGGCCATCGTGGACGTGATGAAGGAACGCAATATCCCTCCATACGTGCAGGATGACTACATCAGCCTGGCCCACCCAACCACGTTCCGCCAGTTGAAGAACGACCTGGAAGCGGTCCACCAGTACGTGGACGCCGGTTTCCAGATGATCCTCAACGGCGAGATCGGCCGCTACGAGTCGGTGCGCTTTGTCGAGCAAACCAACATCGCCAAGGCCGCGTTTGTAAACGGCCTGTCGAACTGGGCCTACTTCTTCGGCAACGACACCGTGGCCGAGGGCATTGTGATTCCCGAGGAGATGCGCGGGATGATCCCTGGCGACTACGGTCGCCAGCGCGGTGTGGCCTGGTACTACATGGGAGGTTTCGGCCTGGTTCAGACCGCCGCTGCGCAATCGCGCATCATCCGCTGGGATTCGGCCGCGTAATTTCGTGTAGCAGCAGCACCTGAAAGGCCCGCTTTCGAGCGGGTCTTTTTTTTCACCCCTATTCCGACGCCTGCGCCTGTTCCAAGCGCAGTTCGTCAATCGCATATTGCGGCACCTTGTAGCCCAATGCGCGCAGCATGTCCAGCCGGTCGGCACACTCGCCCGGCGTGTCATCGTGAAACGATTCACCCGCGTGCGGCAGCGTGATATTTGCGCGCTCGCAGGTCTCAAGAAACGCCATCTGCGCGCGGTGCGCGGCCATGAATTCCTGGAAGTTGCCCGAGTTCGGCTCCGGCGTTGCCGGGACCGCGCCTACCGGCCGGTTGCCGGCCACATGCGTGGTCCAGCCGCCGCCGCCGTCGTACACGTACACATCGCATTGAAAGTCGTCGCTGCTCCAGCGGCAGTAGGACATACAGCTCTCCTGTGGTTGGGGGAGCCGCGATTCTAACCCACAGCAAGGAGGTCGCCATGACCATCGAGAACGCCGAACTGAACACCAGCGCCGCACTGCCCGACTCCGACACCAGCTACACCGGCGGTTCCGGCGACGGCAACGATCCGTCACTGACGGCCCTGAAAGCGGGCTACGCCAAGGTGGCCGACCCCGAGAAGGTGCCGCACTACCTGCCGCAGAATACCGACGACGGCGAGAACTACGTCGGCAACCCGCTCGAACGTGGCGGCTTCCTGAACCGTCCCGAGGGCTGGGAGCGTTAAGCCCCGCCACTTGCCACCGCAGACCACCACCCACCAAGGAGATTGACATGTCCGACTCGAACTACAAACCCGACGGCACCGGCGTCGTCATGGGCGATCGCAAGCCGATGCCCGACAAAGGTACGTCCACCGGCATGACCGGCTACGACACCCACAACGACATGAGCCTGGACCAGGACGCCACCAACACCATCGGCAAGATCACCGGCGCGACCAAGAGCGACCCGATGGACGAGTGCTACGCCGACGATCCGACCTTCGGCCCGGCCAAGGGCGATGCCGAGGAAGACGCGGCCGACGACAAGGCAGCCTACTGATGGCCGGCCCGACCTTCGACCGCAAGCGCCCGTTCGGCACCATTTCGGGCGACGAGTTCGGCCGCACGTACGAACAGGACCACCAGTTCTTCCTGGCCGACGGCAGCCTGTGGATTGCGCCGGAACCCGCGCCGGTGCCGGAAGTGCTGCCAGCCGAGGCAACAAAGCCCGCGCCGAAAAAGGCCAAGGCCGCCGAACCGCTGGCACAGGACGCCCAGCTCGACGCACAGCTGGGTGCCGCGTGATCTGGCGCGTTGACGACCCGCAGGGCGATGAAGCCAGCAAAGTGAAATTCGAGATCGTGCAATACACGCGCGGTCTCGGCCTGGACATCGGCTGCGGCCCGCATAAGGCATTCCCGCATTTCATCGGTGTCGATAGCAAGAAGGACACCGAGTTGTTCGGTATCGACATGGCGCCGGACAACGTGGTCGAGGACGCGGCGCAGCTGCCGCAGGTCCCGACCGGCAAACTCGATTTCGTCTTTTCCTCGCATTTGCTGGAACACATCGAGGACTACCAGGGCGCGCTGCGCGAGTGGTGGCGCACCATCAAGGTGGGCGGGCACATGGTCCTGTACCTGCCGCACCGCGACCTGTACCCGAACGTCGGCCAGCCCGGCGCGAACCCGGACCACAAGCATGACTTCGCGCCGCAGGACATCATCGACGCCATGACGGAGATCACGCGCGAGGTCGGCAACGCCTGCGATGTGCTGGTCAACGAGACACGCGGCGAGCGCATGGAATACTCGTTCCTGCTGGTGCTGCGCAAGATCGAGCGCGACGAGAACGATACCAGCTTGCACAGCTACCTGACGCCGCGCCCCACCAAGACAGCGTGTATCTCCCGCTTCGGCGGCTTCGGCGACATGATCATGGCTTCCGCCCTGCTGCCGGAACTGAAAGCGCAGGGCTACCACATCACCTTCAACACCACCCCCAGCGGGCAGGATATCCTGGCCCACGACCCGCACATCGACGACTGGCTGATCGTGGACCCGGACCAGGTGCCGAACCACCAGCTGCCGCTGTTTTGGCAAGCCATCGCGCGCCGCTACAGCAAGTTCATCCAGCTGTCCGAGTCCATCGAAGGCACCTTCCTGGCCATGCCGGGCCGCGCCAACCACGCCTGGCCGCATGCGGTGCGCCACATGGAGCTGAACCGCAACTACCTGGAATGGTGCGCCGAGCTGGCCGAACTGCCGTACCGCTCCGACGCCAAGTTCTACCCCAGCCTGTACGAGCAGGGCATCGCGGCCGGCTACCTGACCGGCATCCGCCTGTCGCGTGCACCCAAGGACCTGATGATCGGCGTGCCGACCCCGGACTGCTTTTTCATCGTGTGGGCGCTGGCCGGGTCATCGATGCACAAGTTCTACCCGCACATGGACGCGGTGATCGCCAAGGTGCTGCTCGAACTTCCCGAGGCCGTCATCATCTTCACCGGCGACATGGCCTGCCAGATTCTGGAAGCGGGCTGGGAACTGGAGCCGCGCGTGTACCGCGAGTCGGGCAAGCAGAGCATACGTGAAACCCTTACCCTGGCCACCATGGCCGATTGCGTGGTGGGGCCGGAAACCGGCGTGCTGAATGCGGTCGCCTTCGAGGACAAGGTGGCCAAAGTGGCGCTGCTGTCGCATTCGTCCATCGAGAACCTGACCAAGCACTGGCTCAATACCGCAAGCCTGGCGGCGCCGTTCAACCCGGACAACACGGTCTGCAACGACCAGGCCTGCCACCGCCTGCACTACGGCAGCGCCTTTTGTGTCGAGGACCTTGATACCGGCGCCTCGTCCTGCCAGAGCCACATCGCGCCGTCGCGCGTGTTCGACGCCATCAAGGCCGCCTACGCGGCGTGGAAGGAGCCGAAATGACCGTAATCGTATGGGATGGAACCACGCTGGCGGCTGACCGCGAAGCCGGCGACAACTGGATCAAGTGCAACAGCGTGACCAAGATCGCGCGCATTGCCGGCCACCTGGTCGGCTGTGCCGGCCCGGCCTCTGCCGCGCGTGAAATGCAGGCATGGTTCGCCGGCGGCGCCGATCCGGCCACCTTCCACGAGTCGCTACGCAAGCTCGACAGCCTGACCATGCTGGCCATCGCACCGGACGGCACTATCACGGTGTACCAGAACACGCCGTATCCGGTCATCTATGTCCCCGGCCAGATCGGCAACCGCTACGCCATCGGCAGCGGCAAGGAGGCGGCCATGGCCGTCATGCTGGCCGGGCATGACGCCCGCCGCGCCGTTGAAATCACCTCGCTGGTGTGCGCCGGCTGCGGCAACGGCGTCGATACCCTGGAGCTGACCGATGACACTCTCTGACCTGATCACGTTGTTCCGTAACGAGGTGGACGACAGCACGGCGCCGCACCTGTGGAGCGACGAGGAAGCCATCGACTTCGCCAACGATGCCGAGGCCGAGGCGTGCCGCCGCGCGCGTCTGTTTGTCGATTCCAGCACCGCGGAAATCTGCGTCGTGGAGGTGCTGGCGACCGACAGCGGCCTGGTCACGCTCGACCCGCGCATCCTGTTCGTGCGCCGCGCCCGCATCGAGGGTTCACGCCCGCTGGCGCGCATGAACATGCAGGACATGGAATCGGACAACCCGTACTGGCAAAACGCCCCTGCAGCCTCGCCGCGCATGTTCATCACCGACTACCAGACCGGCAAGCTGCTGCTGTGGCCCATCCCGGACCAGGACGACGTGCTGCTGTTGACGGTGGTGCGCATGCCGCTGGCGGAAATGCACGACACCGAGGACAGCCCCGAGATCGCACCGCGCTTTCACCGTTCGCTGCGCTACTGGATGATGTTCCGCGCCTACAGCAAGCAGGACAGCCAGGCCAACGACCCGAAAAAGGCCGCCGATGCGTTGGCCCTGTTCGAGCAGGAGTTTGGCAAGAAGTCGTCGGCGCTGGACGAGACCTGGATCGAGCGCGAGCAGAGCTATATGGACGGGACCTTTTAGTTGCTGTAGACCCGGCTGCTTTCGGCGGGGTAGCTTGCCGAGCGCAACTTGTCGGCCAGCGTTTCCAGTGCCTTCGCCAAGTCCTCACGGTGTTGGAAATGGATAGGAAGGACGATGCCAACCGAGGCATCGTCGGCGTTTTCGACCACCAGCAAGATGGTGGCCAACGCGCCAAGGTCCATATGGACCTTGCGTGCCAATGCCATCACTTCCATATTTTCGGCCATTGGCCCTCCTGAAAGATTTACAAAGGGAAAGGATTCTACATCATGCACGCCCGCCTCCGTAAAAACAGCAACTGCGGCTGCACCCTGGCCGAACTGATGTTCCTGGTCGCCCTGCACCTGTACTGGAAAGCCCACTATGCAAATCGAGTCTGAAAAATTCTGGAAGGTGGCTGACGCCATCACCACCACCTGCCCCTTGTGCGGCTTCCTGCGCGGCCTGTCGCTGGGTATGTGCCTGGGCGCGCTGCTGATGCTGCTCGACTGATCATGGCCGATCCGAGCTACGGTAAGTTCGCCGGACTGCGCAACACCGTCCCGGCCGAACGCATGAAGCCGGAAGACCTGCTGGTGGCGCGCAACGTCGATCTCGACAACGGCCAGCGCCTGTCGCGCCGCAGCGGGCAAACCTTGCTGGTGGCGGGGTCCGTCCATTCGCTGTGGGCGGAAGACGCCACTTGCCTGTATGTGCGCGATGGCAGCATGTTCCAGCTCACGCCGCAACTGGCCAGCATCGAAGTGGCCGCCGGCTTGTCGGATGCGCCCATGGCCTACGTGCGCGTGGGCGAGCGCGTGTATCACGCCAACGGCGCCACCAGCGCGGTCTTGACGGACGGCGCCGTGCGCGGCTGGGGCATCCCCATCGACCAGATCGCCGTCAACGCCACCCTGATCCCGACCGGCACGCTGCCGGCCGGCGTGTACCAGTTCGCCATGACCTGGTTGCGCGATGACGGCCAGGAGTCCGGCACCGGCCTGGCGACCCGCATCGATCTGCCGGCGCAGGGTGGCCTGCGCTTCAGCTGGGCCGTGCCGGACGATCTGAGTATTGTCGGCGCCATCCTGTATCTGACCGACGCCGACAGCAAAACCCTGCTGCAGGCGCTGCAAGTCGATATCGAAGCGGGACAGGCCGACTACCTGGGCGGACCGCGCTCGCTGCCGCTGGCTACCCAATGGTACGACGTGCCGCCCGCCGGCCAGTGCCTGGCCCACTACAAGGGCCGCATCTACATCGCCGCCGGGGCGCACCTGTACGCCACCACGCCACTCGGCTATGAATACTGCGATGTGCGCGATTTCCGCAGCTTCGACGGCAGCACCATCACCGTGCTGGGCGCGGTGGACGGCGGCCTGTTCATCGGCACCGAACGCGGCCTGTACTTCCTGGGCGGCGCCAACTTCGCCGAGAACACCCTGCAAATCCTGCTCAATAGCGCCTGCGTGGCTGGCTCACTGGCCAGCGGCGACGGCATGGCCGTCACCGGCCGCACCGAACTGTCCGGCCGCCGCGTGCTGCTGCTGACCACCGTCGATGGCGTGGTGCTGGGCCTGCCGGACGGCAGCATCCAGAACCTGACCCTGGAGCGCTACCAGTTCACGCCCGGCGCGCGCGGCGCGGCTGTGCTGCGCCTCGATCCCACGCTGAGCCAGTACCTCATCACCACCGACCTGTCTTAAAACTTGCCAGGCGCTGCCCGCCTGCGCCAACCCATCCCACCAACTCCGCTATTCGCGGAGTTTTTTTTTGCCCGTTGAGGGCTTCACTTGGAGGCTTTATCATGACCCTGCGACTCTCGGCCGGCTTGCGTAATTACGTCAACGCGGATGGTTCCATCAAAGGTGCGCTGCACAATGGCGTGATCAATATCTACTCGGGCGCACAGCCGGCCACCGCCGACGCCGCGCCCACTGGCACGCTGCTGGCGAGCATCACCGCCGCCTCGGCCAGCCGCACCGCCGAAGTGCTGGCCACTGGCACCATGACCCTGTCCGGCTCGGCCGGCTCGGTCAACAGCGTCCTGGTCAACAGCGTCAACATCATCGACGCCTCGGTGCCGTTCAACACGAACCTGACGCAGACCATCGCCGACCTGGCCGACATGATCAACAACAGCCGCTCGGCGCCGGACTACACGGCAACCGGCGCGGGCGCCGTCTTGACCATCACCGCCCAGCGCGGCACCGGCTCGTCGCCCAACGGCTTCGTGGTCACCTGCACCTACACGACCCTGACCGGCACCTACACCAATATGACGGGTGGCGTGACGGCTGCCAACGGTCTGCGTATGGGCACCTCCACGGCTGGCGTGCTGACTAAAAACAGTACCCAGGTCTGGTCCGGTGTGGCCGGGGCCAGTGGCACCGCCGGCTGGTTCCGCTTTTCCGGTAGCGTGGCCGACAGCGGCATCATCGATTCGGTCGGCAGCGAAGTGCGCCTGGACGGTGCGATTGCCACCTCGGGCGCGCAATTGAATATGTCATCGACCACCATCACCTCCGGCGCCACGCAGACCATCAGCTCGTTCCCCCTGACCCTGCCTACCTCGTAATCCGACCCTGCACGGCAACGGGAGCTGACCATGGCCACGTCCACTAAATGGCGCCTGCACTTCACCGCCAACAACAGCACGCCGACGAACGGTGTCGGCTTCGCCGACCTGCAGATGCGCACCGTGCCCGGCGTGGCGCGGCCATGGGTCAAAGGCACTGTCAATGGCACCATCACGCACCTGGGCACGGCCACGCTGTACGGCAGCAGCGGCCTGACTGCGCTCAACATCGGCAACTTCAGTCAGCACGACGACAACATCCTGGCCATCACGCTGCCGTTCCCGGTCAACCTTGGCGCTATGCCCACCTCCACCGTATGGGTGTGCACGAATAGCTATCTGGTGTTCGCCGATCCGGGAGGACAAGTTGTACGCGGCGGCTTCACGGGCGCCAACCCACCGCGTCGCAACCTGCAAATCGGCGCCAATGACGGCCGCGCCGATAACATCTACTATGGCTCGCTGGACGGCAATGCCACCTTCCGCATCCGCTTTGAGGGCAACAGCGCCTACAACAGCAGCGGCACCGCCGAAGTGTGGGAACTCACCTTCACCGCCGCCACCCCGGACGTGATCCGGTTAGATAGCCAGAGCGGCCCCAGCTTTGGCGGCAGGGGCATCGGCGACGGCAGCAACACCGCCTACGTGGCCCAGTTCACGGACGGCTTGACCGACGCCAGCTACAGCATCAGCACCAGCGGCACGCCCGACGAGGCCAGCCCGACCGCCTCCAGTGTCAAGCCGTCAGGCACTTACGACTACAGCCCGAACAGCGGCATCGATGAGCTGTGGTACACCCAATGGCACTCGGCCGAAGGGGCCAGCAGCATCAATGAGTGGTTCCAGGTCGAGTTCCCGTACCCGTTCACCTGCGCCGAGTACGTCCTGACGATTTGGGCCGACCAATACTCACAGGGTTCTCAACTGAACCCCTACATACCCACCGCATGGACGCTGGAGTATTGGAACGGCGCGGCCTGGGCGGTGGCCGACACCCGTAGCGGCGTGAGCATGAGCAACAGCACCACCAATGCCGATTGGGTGTACACGCTTACCTATTGCGATGGCGATATCAACCTGTCGCCGCTGACCTTGAACGCCTTTGCCAACATCACCGGCGATTACGTGGATATCGTCCTGGAGGAATTGG